CAATGTAAGTTAAAGCAGGTGCGCCAAATGTTTTGCCAGTTCTATCTTTAGTTGTCAGTTTCCAAATTTGACTACTTGTGAAACGACCTATTCTTTCTAAAACTTCTACCATATTTTTTTTTAATTTCCAGTTGAACCATAACCACCAGTACCTCTTTCAGTTTTACTTAAATTTTCAGATTCTATAAAATTAATTTCGGGATAAGGTAATATTAAAATTTGTCCTATTCTGTCACCAATTTTATAAAAGAAATCTATAAAATCATTTACATTTTCGTTATTATGCTCAAAACTAACAGATGCTTTAAACTTAAACATAACCTCACCACGATAACCACTATCCAACACACCAACACTGTTTGATAATTGATAATTTTTTCTACTAATACTAGACCTAGGGAATAATAAACCTACATATCCTTTCGGTATTTCAAAGGCTAGTCCAGTTCCAAAAACAGCATTTCCAAATTCATCAAGACTAAAAGAAGTAGCTACTAAGTCTAAACCAGCATCACCGTCTTTAGCATATTTTGGAATTACAGCGTTTTTATTTAGTTTTTTTATTTTAATATTCATTTTACTTTTGTTTTTTGTTTAAAAAAATCACTTCACAAACTTTTAAAATCATTGACAACAATATATGCAACATTAAAAAAGTAAAAAAGGAAGTCCAAGGTTTGTCTGATACAAAATTTAATAATTCTACCATTTCTTATATTGTTTAAATGTTACTAAGATTAAAACTATAACTATTAAGATTAAAAAACAGTAATAAAATCCATAGTAATAATCATTACTAATTATTGATAAGTATAACCCATACATCGACACTGCAAGAGCTATGAAATTCACTAAAATTGCGATATAAAATAGTTTCATAATTATTTTTGTTTTGAGTTTAAAAAATTAATTAGCTTTTCATAACTTAATGTTTCTTTGTTTTCGATAATTCTACTAGCATCCAATAACTCATTTTCTGATAATTGAGACTTATCACACTTTTTAAATAATTCAATAAGATTATCTAGTAATGAATTTTGTTCTTCTGATTCAGAATTATTGATATTATCATAAGCTTTTGCACTTTCAGCACATATAACAAAATGGCTTTTTAAATCTTCATTGTCTCTTGCTTGTTTTGGTATTGATTTCCATAATGCAGTTAAAGCATCAGTACCTTTTTCGCAAATAAGCAAAGCTTCTGATTTGTATTTCTCAATGTCAGGCGTTTGCTTTTCTCCCTTACTTAACCATTCACGAACTTTTTTACCAGTTTCAATACCTAAATAATTTTTGCCATTTCCAAATGAATCCTTTAAAAAGCTAGGCAATTTTAAAAACGTTTGATTTTTACCCTCATTTATCATAAGCATTGAAGCTGTCATTTCAAACATAAAATTTTTTTCACAAACAGGCTGTATTCCTAAAGACTTTGGCTCTCTTGGATTTGTAAAGTCCGTTTTTTCTCTTGCACGAATACAGCAAATAATATCCATATTAGATTGTAAAAGCACATTCATAAATTGTTTGTGTTGCCTTTTTGCTTCAATCCAGTTAGCAACTTTTCTTTGAGTTCCATCTGCTTTTGGAGCATTAGCAATATCATCACATCCGCCCTCTCCTTCCCATTCATGGGTAACAGAATCAATTACTAAAACTTTAACTCCTGCGTCTTGAAACTCTCTAATTGCTTGTGCGTATCTTGTTGGTGTAAATGGAGGGTATAAATCACCTATCATAAATTTACCATCTAAGATGTCGGCATACAAAGAACCTCTTTTGTTTTCGGTATCTAAAAATCCTATTTCAGATGCTTTATCCACCATTCCACGAGCCATAAGTAAAGCGGTGTAAGTTTTTCCACTTCCTGAAATTCCAGCAATTCCAATAACCGCTTTTGATTGTCCGCTTTGAACTGGTCTAATATTTAATACGCTCATTTTTATAAATTTTCTAATTCAGTTAATAATTCTTTTAATAATTCAGTAACTCTATTTGAAGCTTCAATCGAAAAATCTTTTACTTCTGTTTGGTCTGAATCAAAAAACAAAGGAAAAGAACCTAAAGTATCTTGTAATGTTTTCTTGTAAATCGCTTTGTCTTTTGATAAACGTTTTACACGAGATTTGTTTTCTTTATCCGCTTTTTTCTTTGCTTCAATTTCTGCTTTTTCTCTATCCTGTTTTTCAGATTGTTCTTTTTCTTGATTTTCTTTGGCTTTTTGAATACTTGTTTTAGCTTCATTTAAAAGGTTTTCAAACTCAATAACATCTGCGTTTTTAATTTCATCAAATGAAAAGGTAATCAAATTAGGAAATCGGTCGCATCTAAAATTATCAGAATCTTGAACAAAATCTTTATTTGTTCCAGTTATAGTTTTTACCCAAACACCTATACCAATTTCAGCAAGTCTAATTTTACGAACTTCAAAAACTTTATCCTTTTCAATTTGTTCTTTTTCTTTTGACATACTATTTTTTTTTAAAATTATGTTCATGTTCGCAAAACACACAAACACCTTTATCTTTTGAAATCATTTGAAATAAATGTTTTCCTTTATTTAATGTGCTTTTACATTCCATAATTAAAGGTTTTGTTGTTTTAGTTAATACTTCTTTCAATGTAATTTCGTTTTTAAGGTACTTTTTAGCAAGTTTTTTTGGTTTTACATTACTTTGTTTGTCTTTCATAAAAAAGTGTTTTATTTATTAAGCAAATCAATCCAGTTTTTATTTCCAATTTCAACTAATAAAGTTTGAAAGTCAATAGCGATTACATTATCTTCGAAAAAATGACCGCTTATAAAAGGCTCATCGTGTTCGCACCATAATTCAGCGCACCAAACACCATCTTTTTTAAATATTCTAAGTTGCTTTTCCATTAGTCAACTTCTTTAATTATTGATTCAATTGGTAGTCCTGTAATCTCATTGTACTTCATTAAGCTTGAAA